GTGGACTCATCTCCAAGGATATGGCAATGCGTGAACTTCCATTTACAGTTAACGTAACCCAAGAAGTAGAAAAGATTGAAATCGAGAGTATGCGAGCTTCGCTTCTCGGTTCTATTAATGCACTCTCTCAAGCGATACCACAGATGGCTATGCAAGGCCAGGACGCTTCTGAAGTAGTGCGACAGATTGCGGCTGTCATTAAGGCACGCCAAAAGGGACAGGCACTAGAGGACGTCATTGAAGAAGTCTTTACGCCAGAGCCGCAACCAGTTCCTCCTGTTGGGGCCCCACAAGCGGTTGAGCAACCGTCCCCTGTTCCCGCTGGCGCTCCAGCAGGAGGCGCTACTCTTTCACCCGAACAAGGACCACCTGACATTATGAGTTTATTATCAGGTCTTTCTGGTACGGGACAACCAACAGCAAGCGTTCGTTCAACACGACGCATATAAAATAGGAGGGGACAATGACTACGATTATCGGTGTGCAACACAAAGACAAATGCGTAATCGTAGCAGACAGTCGAATCAATGCTGCTGGTAAAGTTTATACCCACCCTGATATGATAAAGGCAGTTGAACGTGGAAGTTATATTATTAGTGGTGCTGGTAACTATCGTGGTTTACAAGTGGTACTCCATGGGTGGACGCCTCCATTAGTTACAGTAAAAGCTAAGACAAACTTATACGAGTTTGCAATTAATAAAGTAGTGCCATCGCTAAAGGCGGCACTTACTGAAGCAGGCGTAGACTTTAATAAAACATCAGATGATGATGATAACAAGTTTGAACTAAGCCTTTTGCTAGGAATTAATGGAACTATCTTTGAGATAGATTCTGATTTTTCAGTTGGAATGAACAACACAGGATTTTATGGTATTGGTTCTGGTGGTGACTTTGCAGTTGGAGCACTACACGCAGGAACTACAATGCTAGATGCAATGCGAATTGCAGCACTTAACAATAACGAGACGGCTCCGCCGTTTCATATCTTTGAGCAATTTACCAAGTAGGAGGAACAATGGCTGTAGAAAAGCGTGGAGGCCCAAATGGCGGCCCACAATATAACCAAGCCAATGTTAACCCTATGGGTGGTGATGGACAGAGCGGACGTATGGACCTAAATTATTCTGGTTTGCCTTATGGACAAAACAAGGCTACTAACGAACAGCGCACTGCTGCTCCAACCAAGGCTACTACACCAGCGCCCCCACCACGTTCATCGCTTGGTCCCGTTACTCCTATCACTGCTGAGTCATCGTTACCTGACCAACTAGTAACTGACATGAGTGGATTGTCATCTTTGCCACAACCAGATGCAGACCCTGACATTGAGCAAATACGTACCATGTTACCAGTCCTTGAATTCTGGGCTAGTCAGCCTGATTCCTCACAAGGAACAAAGGACTACGTTCAGTATTTAAGGACCATTCTATGAGTCTTTGGGAATACATTGGTAATACTCAAAAGTATCTTAATGGCGTTGGCGGAAACAATAACACACCTAACGTTAAAAACAATCGTCTTCCATTTGGTGTAACTGTAGATGTTGCAAGAAATCTACCAGATAATCCTGGTGGGTGGAACGACGCAGTAGAGAAGGCACGTGTCGCATCTCTTAGTACTGCTGGAAATGTTTTAGGAAAGCCATCTGGTATCCTTGCAGGTGCTGCAATTGGTAGCGTAATTCCTGGTGTAGGTACTGGTGCTGGTGCACTTCTTGGTGCAACTGCCTATGGAATCGCTGAAGCTGACAAAGCAAGTAATGGTAAAGTTAGCAAAGTGCTTATGGCTGGTGCACGCAACGTGCGTTCCAACTATGCCTTTACTCGTGATGTAGCTGATAAAGATGCAGGCATGGGACTTCTTGCTGGGCTAACAATGCTCGCTGGTGGTGCACTTGGTGGAGTTGCAGGCTTTGCTTTAGGCGGCCCTGTTGGCGCAGTAGCAGGTGCTGGACTTGGAGCAGCATTTGCTGGTAAAGCCCAGCGCGATGTTGCTGAGTCTGGTATGCTTAACTTCATTGACAAAGAATTGCAGAAGTCTGCTAAGTTTTCTGAGTCAGATGCAGGTCAAGAGCACTATAACTTTGGCCGTGACACAACACAATTTGCTGCAAAGATTACAGGTTGGAACACACTAGGTGATACAACCAAAGGAATTGGTGCAGTCACATCTGGTATTCTTAACTTTGGTGTAGAAGCAAACGTGGGACCTGACGTTTTAGGTCTAAAGTTTGCAGGAGCTGCTGCTCGCAGTGCGCTTGTTAACCCAATTGTCCAGCAACAAGGTGGAATCAGTGCTCGAGTATTTAGAGGCACTAGCCCAGACCTAATTAGAGACCGTCTAATGACGGACGTTGACCTAATCAAGCGTACGGTTGCTGGTGAAGATACACCTTACACACCAGTATTTAAATTTTATCGTGAGAATGATGCAGCGACAGTTATCCAACGTCCAGAATTTCGTAACGAAATTGGACAGATTGGTGCGAATCTTGTAGCTGGTCAAACAGATGAAGTTATTGGGCTTGTTCTTCGCGTAGGTCGCGGTGATATTGGCGCACTTCAGGAGCTTGCCGTTAAGCGTGCTGACAAGTGGGCTGAACTTAATCGTTATCAGTCGGCACTTGAGTCTGTTGACAATGGATACAACGTATACTTTGAGTTTAAAGATGACATGATGCTTTTGTCTAAGCGCTTTAAAGACAAGCGTGAAGCAGTTGAAGCTGAAATTGCTGAACTTCGTAAAGAAGTATCATTTGTTAATGACGCACTTAAATTAGATACACGCATGGTTGACCGCACCGTATCAAAGTTTGCATGGGCAGAGCGCTTACGCAACGACTTTGCTAAAGAACGCGCTGCGCGTAAACTAGAAGGCACAGAACTTCCTGGTCGTGAGACCCCATTGGGTTCCGTAGTACAAGCATTCTACCAGAAGAACCCACTATCTGTACCTATCCGCTTTGTTGAGCGCCTAACTGACGAAGCTCCACGCGGAACTGTTAACTTTAACGAGCCATTAATGGCAGTTGAGCGTGTTCGTACAAATATTCGTAGTGCTGTACAAGCAAGGCAGATTATGCCTGAAGAAGCACTCACATTCCTAGATGACTTTGTCAGGTCTCCTAATGAGATTGATAAGTTTAACTTTGTCGAAGCGTTTAATGACACACTTATCCAGCGTTCTGCTGCGAAGTATGGTGTATCACCACTGATTGCTGACGAAGTTATTAGCATCTACCGTCGAGAGAACCGTAAGGTAGTATCTCAGGCGAAGACAGCAAAAGAATTAGATAACGCTTACTTCATTGATGAATCAGGTGAAATCATCTCTGACCCTGTACTTGTTACCCAATTAGCCAATGGTTCTAATATCATTAACGCTAAAGAGGTAGACGCAGCATTCAAACGCTACTCTAAGAAGTACGGAGCAGAAGCTGGTCTATCACAAAACCTACTACTAGGTGGCAAGTTTATAGCAGATGAGTTCAATGGGCTATGGCGTGGCTTTACATTGGCCCGTGCTGGATATCCAATTAACATTATCCGTGACTCTGCACTGCGTGCATGGGGAGACGTATCTCTTTTTGGTGTATTCAAGGAACTTGGCGTCGAAACAATGGATGCTATTACCCGCAATACCAACAGTGTTAACAAGATTAATGACTGGACTAAAGGTGTTGCTAACCCAACTAAGAACATTGCCAACATTAGAGGCAACATTGAAGACCGCTTGCGCACCATTACATTGCTAGAATCTAAGTTGAAGGATGCAAAGTATGACTTTGATAATCCTCCTAAGGTGGTAACCGACTCGGTTGCTCGTACATTAGAACAACATAAGCAACTTAAGAATACCGTAGAAGAACTGCGTCGTCAAGAAGTAGCGCTAACCTCTGGTATCAAGTCAAAGCCAGTAGGCCGTGACAAGATTACAGTTAGTGGATACGATTTTCCTGCACCTTTCTCTGGTCGATTCGGTGCAATCTCACGTCAGCAGTTGACACAGAAGGATGACCTACGTCGTGCTCTTGCATCTGCTAAGGAATTAGAGATTGAAAGTATCCGTCGCGACCGTACTGGTAGCATTCCTATCGTAGCAGCACAGGACGAAGCAAAGCATCTACAGGCTTGGGAGCAAATCCTAAATGACAAGATTCGCTTTGATGACGTAGCACGTCAGATTCTTGCAGGCAAGAAGAAGAGTGATGTTGTTTTATGGATGAAAGACCCAGCAAACATCAGCTATCTTGACCGTTTTGGTACAGGTATTACAGCTAACACAGCCTATGAGCGTGTTAAGACTGTTGTGGATACATGGGCACCTAACGCTGAACTACGTAAGTTAATCCTTGAGGATAAGCTTGACCTAGTTAGATTGAAGCAGTTGTACCCAGATGTCCATCAACGTCCTATTGTTCTTACAGACGCAGTAGATGATATGCTGGCACGCAGTAATGCGTACGGCAAGTTCCGTGATACACTCAAGGATACAGTTGCATGGTTATCTACAGTACCTACAAGCCGCCTTATGTATAACCCATACTTTGCATTGAAGTACCAGCAGAAGTTACAGAACATGGTAACAATTGCTAATGCACAGGGACGTCGACTAACAGATGCTGATAAATCTTTATTTGAAAAGACTGCACGTGAATATGGCATAAGTGAATACCGTAATAAGTTAAACTCCTTCCATAAGGATATGAACTATGCTGGTGTTATTAACTATGTTCTTGCGTTCTTCCCTGCTTTAGTGGAGCAGTACCGTGCATACGGTAAGATTGCACTGGAAAACCCAGACTTTATTGCCAAGGCTGCACAAGTTACTACTCTTCCAGGACGTGTTGGCGAAGTAGAAACTGATGCATTTGGCACGGAATATCTAAAAGTTGGCATGCCATTTACTGGCGTAGAAGGACGTATTCCTACTAGCTGGTTCAATCCTTTGAATCCTACTGGTGGAGCAATCATCTCTGCTGGACCATTAGCGACATTCTCTGTTAATGCTGCTGCAAAGAAGTACAACTTTGAAAATAAGTTTACTGACTTCTTCCTACCTTTTGGTGCACAGTCTAACGTACTGCAACCATTGACACCTAACACGCTTAAGCGAAGTGCTCAGGCATTCCAGGCTGTACTGGCACGCAGTGGTGAGCAGTTTAATAAAGACGCTAACATGATTCTTATGCAGAAGCGATATGACTTTGCACAAACAAAAGGAAGACAACCTAACTCTGCTGAGTTAAAAGAACTATCAAATGAAGCAGAAGATGGTGCAGTATCCTTTGCAATGCTACGCTTCTTCTCATCTGTTATGTTTCCAACACAGCCACGCCCTGTAACACCATTAACATTCTATGCTGATGAGTTAAACAAGATGCGTAATGCTGACCCTATGAATGGTGAGGAAGCGTTTCTTGAGAAGTATCCTGATTTCTTCTTACTAACAACGCGTCTATCTGATGCTACATCAGGTCTAAACCCAGACAAGACTGCTACTACATTAGCAAAAGATAACCCTCAGGCTATTAAGACTATTGTATCTGCTATCGGCGAAGACAATCTTGGTGTTCTTGGTGCGGTATTTAATGATGCTAACTACGCATTTTCATCTGCAGCACAAGCTTGGTTACAGACATCCACCATTCCAGGTACTAGCAAGAAGTTCCGTGAAGTTGGCGCATCGTTAGATGCTAGCCGTTCTTCTATTGTGAACAAGGGTTGGAATGACTGGTACAAGATGATTACAATTGTAACAGAAGAACTAGAAGCATCAGGCATGGACCCAGCAAAAGGCTTTGGTAAGTCTATCATGGACAACTATAAGGCTCAGTTCACTGAGGCACAGAAGACTTCTAACAACCTGTGGTACGAAGAGAAGATTGAGAACTCATTTGGTGGTAGCAAGAGCAAGCAAGCAGACGCTGTGCGTGCTCTAACTATTGCGCTTAATGATGACAAACTAGGTGCACAACTATTGAAGCAGCCTAGATTCTCCACTATTGTTGAGTATCTAAATCTACGTTATGATGTATATGATGGGTTGCAGTCTATGGGGACAACCTATGATTCTAAAAAAGCAGCGCAGTTGCGTTCAAATGTAGACACTATTGTTAACTCAATGAAGAAGAAGGACGTCAACTTTGCTAAGTTTTACGAGCGTTACTTCTCGGATGATAAGTTTGACTACGTATATGAGGAGCAGAAATAATGGCAATTGATAATCCAGTAGGTCGAGGACTTAACTCGTCCAATGCTGTTCCTAATACGCCGTCATTAGGCGGTAACGTGTTGCCACCAATCTCATCTGCATGGGCAAATAACATTAATAACAGACTGCAAGATGCACGCATTGGTATTGCTCCTACATCATTCCAGCAAAGCGCAAGCTTGGTCGACAGCTTTACTAAGCCTCAGTTAACTAACATCGCTAAAGTTCTTAAGAGCTTAGGATACAGCAAGTCACAGATTTCCACAGGCATGAAGGTAAAGGACATCTTGGTATCTGACTTTAGTACAACATTGTCAGGTGCTAAGACATACAATGACTTTGTAAATTCAGTATCGGTTGACGTACTTACAGGACTTAACACAGATGCTAATGCAAACGTACCAACTCAGACTATTCAGAAGTATGACCCAGCTGTACTAGGTAAGTTGATTGATAACATTTACCAAGAGACATTGGGTGAGCCAGCAACTGAAGCACAGAAGGCTTTGCGTCTGGCAGAACTTGAAGGTATGATTGCTACTGGAACAACTACAACAACCAAGAAGGTTGGTGGTAAGAATGTTGTTACAGTAACTCCAGGCTTTAGCCAAGAGCGTGCAAAGGTAAACATTGAGGAACAACTAAAGGTTATGAACCCAGACGAATTCGACCGTAAGAAGCGTATTGACTTTCAAGGTTGGCTATCACAGAATGTGGCAGGTGCATAAATGTCAGCACTCGATGCAGCAAATACAGCACGACTAGAAGGAATAGGCGATATTGATGAAAAGGGTATCGCTACTGCAGCTTCCTACGGTATCAGTGAGGCGCTATTAGAAGCCTACCCTGAACTACAAAATGTTTATTTGCTATTCAAAGAAGGCAGAACAGCAGCAGCCCTTGAGGCTTTGTATGCTACAAACTATTACAAGAACCTTAGTCCAGCAGTTAAGACTCGTAGCAAGTTAAAACTAGAACAACCTGGCGTATACGCTGATTCATTTGATAAGTATAAGTTACAGGCTAGAAAGCGTCTTGTTCAAACTGGTATTAAGATTGATGATGCTACACTCAACGTTCTAGCGCAGCAAGCGTATGACCAAGGCCTAGATGACAATCAGTTCGACATGCTTCTCAAAACATCAGGTAAGATTCTTGGCTATGGTGGTACAACACTAGGTGATGTATCTGCTTTGCAGTCATACTCTCGCGCATTTGGCGTAGACAATATGTTCAACAAGGCATTCTGGGACACACAGTCAGCAGAACTTGCTATTGGCAACACAACAACACAGGACATTGAAGCTCAGATTCGTGAGACTGCAGCGAGTGCTTACCCATCATACTCCGAATCAATTCGTAAAGGAGTATCAGTTGACGCATTATCGTCAGCGTACAAGGCTTCTTACTCGTCCATCCTAGAGGTGGACCCTGACTCTGTAACATACAACAATCCACGTTTACGTCGAGCATTACAGTATATCGACCCAAAGACAGGACAACCAGGGGTTATGCCTATCTGGCAGTTTGAAAAAGAACTACGTTCAGCACCTGAGTGGGAGTATACAAACAATGCTCGCGACACTATGGATTCATTAACTCTTAAAGTATTTCGTGATATGGGGCTTGCATAATGGCTATTAGAAATAGAATGACACCTGACGGTGGCGGCGAAGCTGCATCTACTGTAGATACAAGAATTGCTCTTCGTAAACTACAGTCTGGTGAGCCTTTAACAGATGATGAAAAACGTTCTGTTGGTTTGCCTACTGAAACAGAGCCAGCAAAGACTCCAGCAAAAACTCCAGCAGCAGACACACCAGCAGACACACCAGCAGACACACCAGTAGATACGCCAGGCAAAGTTCCAGCGGGATTTACCGCAGGAGCATTTCCTAAAGAGTTAGAAAAATTCTTTGGCTCAGCATCTGGATACTTAGGCTATAAGATTGAAACAGTTACAGATAAAAACGGAAAAACATATAATCGTTTATCTGTAGCAACTGGTCCTAATTCAACACAAACATTTGGTGCAGGATTCCAGCAAGGAACAGACGGCAATTATTCAGCCTACTCTCCTGAAGCACCTTCTAGTGGTGGAGGAAATAACACTGGTGGTGGGAATGTTTCAACTGCCACACAGGACCAGGCTTCACAAGCAGCAACTCTTGCTGCAGCAGAAAAGGCTAAGCAATCAGAACAGCAACGTCAATCTATCGTTGCAGTACTTACTGATAGATTTAAGAAGTATGGCCTAGGTAGCCTTGTTAACAAGATTAAAGAACTAGCAATTGACGGTGCGACAGAGTCAACAATTACTTTAGCGCTTCAAGAGTCAGAAGAATACAAGTCGCGCTTTAAAGCTAACGAAGTGCGTATTGCTAAAGGTCTTGCTGTACTTACACCCAAAGAATATACTGACATCGAAGACGGATACCGTCAGACATTACGTGCATATGGATTGAAGCAATTCGATACTGACGAGTATGTCTCTCAGTTTATTGCTAACGACATGTCTCCAACAGAGTTTTCTAATCGTGTTGTTACGGCTGTCCAGCGTGTACAGAATGCTGACCCTGCCATTATCCAACAGCTACGTCAGTACTATGGCATTGGTCAAAATGACCTTGTTGCTTATGTGCTTGACCCTGAGCAACAGTTCCAGAAGATTCAACGTCAGGTTGCAGCATCTGAAATTGGTGTAGCAGCAGGACGTCAAGGACTCCAAGCTGGCGTAGCCGTTGCAGAACAACTAGCAGCGCAAGGTGTTACTGAAGCAGAAGCACAGAAGGGCTACGCAACTATTGCGGATATCCTTCCAACTGCTGAAAAACTATCTGATATTTATGGCACAACTCTTGATGCTTATGGTCAGTCAGAAGCTGAACAAGAAGTATTCAATAGCCTAGCATCAGCACAACGTAAGCGTCAGAGACTTACAGCGCGTGAAGTAGCAGCCTTTAGTGGCGCTTCAGGCACAAGCAAAACAAGTCTTGCGAAACCAAACGCAGGACAATTCTAGAATCCTGAACGGACCTATCGGCCCCGTCAGAGTAATAGACCGATAGTAGGAGCCAGCCAGTTTCCCCGAACTGAACTGAGGCCTGCGAACTAACAACGAATAGAAGGGTGGGTTGCTATGAGCAACAACTACTGGGACGACGAAGACGATGACCAAGATACCGACACAGACACACCGATGGATGGAAGTGACTTACTTAAAAAGTTACGTAAAGCCAAGCGTGCAGATGAGAAGCGTATCAAGGAACTTACTGAGCAACTTGAGGGATTTTCCAAGGCGCAGCGTGAGTCAACCGTTAAGTCAGTACTAGAAAAGAAGGGTGTAAACCAAAAGGCAGCACGTCTAGTCCTTAAGGATTTAGATGGTGATTTTTCAGAAGAGGCAGTATCAAACTGGCTAGACGAGAACGCTGACCTATTCGGTATAGAGGTATCACAGAAACGTGACGAACAAAACCTTGCGACATTACGTCAGCAAGATGTCATGACACAAGGTGCCGTTACACCAGACAGAGCACAGGACCTAGAACAGCGCATGGACAATGCAAGTTCTATGGAAGAGTTAATCACCCTGATGCAGTCACAACAATAATATCCGTTCATAGTCAAGGAGACTAAAAAACATGCCTAACGCATATACAGATACCTCGAGCGGTTCGCTCGGAGGTAACGTTGGCGGCGCAGGTCTCGTACAAAAGGCGTATGACCGCCTTCTCGAGTTCGCTCTCCGTTCAGAACCCCTAATTCGTTCTGTCGCAGATAAGCGCCCAGCAAAGCAAGCAATCCCAGGTTCAACTGTAGTTCTACAGAAGTACGTTGACCTAGACACAAAGACATCAACACTAACAGAGACAGTTGACCCAGATGCAGTAGCATTGTCAACACCAACATCTGTTACAGTGACACTTAACGAGTACGGTAACGCTGTACTTGTAACACGTGCGTTGGAACTATTCTCTCTAGCAGATGTAGACCCAGCAATCGCTAACATCATTGCATACAACCTAGCCGATTCTATCGACGTAGTTGCAATGAACACACTTCGCTCAGGTTCAAACAACATCTTCGCAGGCAATGCAACAGCAACTGCTAACGTAGATGCAGCTGATACACTAGACTCAGCAGACATCCGCAAGGCTGTTGCTAAGCTGCGTTCTAACAAGGCTAAGGGCCGTCGCGGAAATGCATACTGGGTTGGTATCCACCCAGAAGTTTCACACGACCTTCGTGCAGAGACAGGCGACCTCGGATGGCGCTACCCACAGTCACAGTCAGCAGAGAATGCTTCTAAGGTCTGGGCTGGAGAAATCGGTGAGTACGAAGGCGCATTCTTCGTAGAGTCATCACGTCTGTACAACGCTAAGACAGGTGCAGACCAGTCTACACTACCAACAACAGCAGTAACAGTTGCAGGAACATCAGCAGGATTCACATTCGGCGTTGCTTCATCTGCAGCTATTGCAACACGTGCTGAAGTTGGCGACAAGATTGCAGGAACAGGTATCGCTTCAGGTGCTAAGATTACTGCTATCTCAACATCAGGCTCAACAACAACTTTCACAGTTGACACAGCTAACACAGCAGCAGTAACAGTTTCAACAACTGTAACTGTAACTCCAGTAACACGTGTCTTCGACACAATCGTTGCAGGTTCACAGGCTATGGCAGAAGCTGTAGCAGAAGAGCCACACGTAGTTATCGGTAACGTAACTGATAAGTTGATGCGTTTCCGCCCAATGGGTTGGTACGGCGTGCTTGGCTTCGCAGTATACCGTGATGAGGCTCTATACCGAATCACATCAGGTTCATCAATCTCTGCTCTCTAGTAGTTAATTGACTGTGGGGCTAGGGAAACCTAGCCTCATGGTGAGTCCACTAAAGGAGGAGTCATGACAGATTACATCTTCGAGACACCAACTGTCGACGAAGGATTTGAAGGAGTTCAGCGACTCTTTACATTCTACAAGTTAACACGTGGCATCAGTATTATCAGAGTTAATGGAACTTACCGTCAGGTACGTTATCCATATGATGGTGATTTAAATACTTACCAGGAAGTATATCTTGGTGGTAGCAAGTATACTGTAAATGAAGCAACTCGTGAGGCACTAATCAACGGAAACGTTGGAGTAACGACAGATAACTTCACAGCAATATAGGGGACATATGGGACACGAACATGCAAGTAAAGTTCTTGAGTGGGCATACAAACTAGTTGATGGAGACATGATTCCATACTCAGCATTATATGGGTGTGTGTATTGTGATGCTACATCAACTGAACCGTTTCCCGATGAGAATGAAATCTTTATAGACCATACCAAATGTGGTCCTGATTGCTTTGGCTGTAAGGCCAGAGGACTTCAGATGAATACTGGCGATGCTAACAGTCAGCGAAATGCTCCACGTAAGCGTTTTGAAAGTGAACTATCTGCATATGCTAACGCGAAGGCACAGGGCATCCAGCCTGGTGGGACTTCAATGGAAAAGATTCGTGAGGCAGAACATGCCTCCGAAGTATTGAATAAGCCATACAACGCTAATTCAATGCCAGATGCAAAGAATATAAACCAATCAACCGCAGCAGTAATGAAAGAGATAGGACAAGTATAATGCCAATGGTAGGAACAGAGAAGTTTGATTACACACCAGCAGGTAAGGCTAAGGCTAAGAAGGCTGCTAAGAAGATGGCCATGAAGAAGACTACAAAGAAGATGGCTATGAAGAAGATGGGCAAGAAGAAGTAAATGGCAAACCCTGTTAGAGGAGCTATTAAGCGAGCTAAAACGGTAGCCCGTGAAGTTCGCGATATTCCTACGGCACTAGGTACTGGTATCGGTGCTGCTATGGATTACCAACAGCGCGGTCCATCTAACGCTGCTAGCTCAAAAGTAAATGCTAATGCTTCCAGCAAAAACTGGGACAAGCAAATAGCAGAAGCTGCAGCAGCAATTCTGAGGGGTACTTCTGGTACACGTTCAGACAAGTTTGACTCAAAAGGTAAATACAAAAGAGGATAATAATGACAGACCCAAGACTAAAGCGAGCAGGAGTATCGGGCTTCAACAAGCCTAAGCGTACACCAAACCACCCCAAGAAGAGCCACGTAGTTGTGGCTAAAGAAGGTAGTAAGGTCAAAACTATTCGCTTTGGTCAGCAGGGTGTGACTGGCGATAGACAACCTACAAAGCGTCAAGCTTCGTTCAAAGCACGTCACGCTAAGAACATTGCCAAAGGCAAGATGTCTGCTGCGTACTGGGCGGATAAAGTCAAATGGTAAAGAAGAAGGCTAAGTCAAAAGTCAATGCGGCTGGTAACTATACCAAGCCAGCAATGCGTGCTTCTTTGTTTAAGAAGATTAAGGCAGGCTCAAAGGGTGGAGACCCTGGCGAATGGTCTGCTCGTAAGGCTCAGTTGCTTGCAGTTGAGTACAAGAAAGCAGGAGGCGGTTACAAGTAATGGCACTTGCTAAGTCACAAAAGTCCTTAAAGAAATGGACCAAGGAAGAGTGGACAACTTCTGATGGTAAACCATCTAAAGGCAAGAAAAGATATTTGCCCAAGAAGGCATGGTCTGCATTGAGTGCATCTGAAAAGAAAGCAACTAACCAGGCTAAAGCTGCAGGTAATGCAAAGGGTAAGCAGTTTGTAAAACAACCAAAGTCCATAGCAAAGAAAGCTGCGAGGTTTAGATAATGGCAACAGGAGTAGCAGGTAGCACATTTGCTGACGAGTTGAATCGTCTTGCAAACGGTGGAACATACCCCGTACCAAGTGCATATCAGTCTGAACAAGGTGCAGCAAATAACTATGCTGACACTAGTGGCTTAGGTATTATAGCAGCACTAAACATTAAGGCTAGCGCAAGCCGTCAGCCTAACAATTACAAGATGCTAAATGCTGTCTGTAATGAACTAGCAGGAACTACTGGACTATCAGCCGTTGTTGCATTAAGGAGCATAGACCTATGACAACACTAGCACAGATGATTGATGAAGTCCTCATTAACCTTTCAGGTTATACTTACCAACAGGACCGTTCTACATATCTACGCACAGCAGTCACCACACTGACGTCTCCAAGCACCTCACCTACAATCCTATCTTTAGGCGATACAAGCAATGTAGGTAAGGGTATCCTTGAGATTGATGAAGAACTTATGTGGGTAGATTCATTTGACCGTGTATCTAATACTGCAACCGTTTCACCATACGGACGTGGTTATCTAGGTACAGGAGCTGCTACACACGCAGCTGATGTTAAAGTTACTATCTCGCCTATCTTCCCACGCTATGTAATCAAGAAGGCTATTAATGATACTATCCGTGCGATGGGTGCTAGCCTACTTGCTGTCAAGCAGACTACCTTCACATTTAATGCAGCAATTAATACTTACGAGTTTGAAGACTTAAACATTGAAAACATTCTAACTATGTCATGGCAGGATACAGGTCCTTCTAAGGAATGGATTCGTGTGCGTCGATGGGACTTCGACCCATTCGCAGATGTAACTACTTGGGGTGCAAACTCGCAAACTGTAACCATCTATGACTACATAACACCAGGACGTACAGTTAAGGTGATGTATGCTACACCTCCAGCTGCAATGGAAAACAGCGGAGATGTATTTACAACCACTACTGGATTCTCTGAGTCAGCTCGTGACATTGTAATCCTTGGTGCATCATACAGACTATTGGCTTACCTTGACCCTGCTCGTGCAGGTCAGATTAGCCCACAGGCGGACGAAACAGATGGCAAGCGCCCATACGGTGCAAGCGCATCAGCAACAAAGCAACTCTTTGCTCTTTACTCACAACGTTTGAACGAAGAAGTATCAGCTATACAAAGTCAATACCCGCCACGAATTCATTATACTCGATAGGAATATAAATGACAACACGCAATTACTCCTCTCGCTCACAGCAGACTACACTGACAAGTGCGGTTACAGCTGGCGCATCATCGATAGTTGTTCAGTCAGGTACTGCACTTCTTGGTGGCCAGTCTATTCCTGCGGGTACAACCTTTACGATTGTTGTAGACCCAGATACAGCACTCGAAGAAATTTTAGATGCCACCGCGGTATCGACCAATACCTTTACAGTCACTCGTGCTATTGATGGTTCATCAGCACAGGCTCACTCTGCTGGTGCGGTTGTCCGTCACATGGCAATTGGCCGCGACTACCGCGAAGCCAATACCCATATTGAGGCTTCTACAGGAGTCCACGGCATCTCAAACTCATCTTCGGTTGTCGGAACTATCGACACTCAGACACTGACTAATAAGACCCTTACAAGCCCTACAATCACCAATCCTAATATCTCAGGTGCTGGTGTGGATGCAAGCATTGTTTTTGAGGGTGCGACACCTGATGCCTTTGAAACTACCCTGACAGTAGTCGACCCTACTCAAGACAATACGCTCACTCTGCCTAACACGACTGGCACAGTAGTGGTTGCTACAGCAGTGCAGACTCTTACTAACAAGACGATGGGCAATGCCCTTAATGCTGGTGGGTTCAAGATTACCAACCTTGCTACACCAACAGATGCAAGCGATGCAGTACGTAAAGATTTTGCAGATGCACAGGTTGCAGCTGCAGCTACAAGTGCTACTTCTGCCGCTACATCGGCTACCTCGGCAGCAGCTTCAGCTACAACTGCAGCAAATTCAGTAGCGACTATCGCTGGATATGCAACTTCTTCTGCTAACTCCGCCACCGCGGCTGCTACCAGCGCCACATCTGCAGCGACATCTGCAACCAGCGCAGCTAACTCTGCAACAGCAGCTGCGACTAGTGCAACTAGTGCTGCTGCATCTGCAACTACATCAGAAGCATGGTCTACTCAGTTGGTAGTACCTGTATCTGGTTCAGAATATTCTTCTAAGCAAAATGCAACTTATGCTGCAGCAAGTGCTACCTCTTCTGCTGCGAGTGCTACAGCATCTGCTAATTCTGCTACAGCATCTGCGACATCTGCTTCTGCAGCAGCAACCTCAGCAGCATCTGCTGCAACAAGTGCAGCAACTGCAGCAAACTCAGTAGGAACAATTGCAGGATACGCTACATCGGCAGCCGACTCGGCAACTGCTGCAGCGACAAGTGCGACAAGTGCTGCTGCGTCAGCAACTGCTGCTTCTACATCTGCAGCAAGTGCCGCAACATCTGCAACGAGTGCTGCTACATCTTATGACGACTTTGATGACCGCTATCTTGGCAGCAAGTCAACTGCTCCTACAGTAGACAATGATGGCAACACGCTTCTTGTTGGTGCCATCTACTGGAACTCAACACTTAATAACATGTATGTGTGGTCGGGTTCTACCTGGGTGCAGATTGCTACAACCAGCGTTTATACAGCGCCTACTCTTGGCAGCACAGCGCTTACCTCTGGTACAACAATATCAACAGTTACTGATTTAACCCTTAGCGGTGGACTAGCCGCAGCAGACCCAACCACAAATCTTGGTCTTGCTACCAAGCAGTATGTTGATGCAGTCGTTACACAAATTAATTACCACGAAGCCGTGGTTGCTGCAACTACAGCAAATTTAACCGCTACCTATAGCAATGGAACTTCAGGTGTTGGGGCAACTCTTACGAACTCTGGGACACAAGCAGCATTTAGCATAGACGGCATCAGCCCTGTTGTTAATGCTCGTATTCTTGTAAAAGACCAAACAACACAATCCGAAAATGGTATTTACGCACTTACAACCGTAGGTAGCGGTTCAACTAACTGGGTTCTTACTCGCGCAACTGATGCGGACAATAATCCATCAGGTGAAATGAAGAATGGTGATGAGTTATTCTGTAGTAGTGGTACAGTAAATGCTGGTAAGTCATTCATCAACTCAACAACAGTAGCTCCTATTGTTATCGGAACTACTGCAATTACATTCAGTGAGTACTACGCAGGACTTCCAGCACAGGCTGGCAACTCAGCTAAATACCTAACTACAAATGGAACTACACCATCTTGGAGCAATACGTTTACCTCTCCAGATATTAATACTCCACTGCTTAAGTCACCAGAAGAAATTGTAACTGTCAGCGCAACCGCTGCTACTGGAACAATCAACTATGATGCTTTAACACAAGGTGTTCTTTACTACACAACCAATGCTAGCGCCAACTGGACGCTAAACCTACGTGGAAATTCAAGCACTACACTTAATACAATGCTTGCTACTGGTTCAGCAATCACATTAGTCTTTATGGTTACTAATGGTTCAACTGCGTACTATGGAACACAGTTGCAAATTGATGGAACAAACATAACACCTAAGTGGCAAAATGGTGTTGCGCCTACTGCAGGAAGTGCAAGCAGCATTGATGCTTATACATACACAGTAATTAAAACAGGCTCAGCAACATACACAGTAATCGCATCTCAAACTAAATTCGCTTAAGGAGATTAAATGTCACCAATTCTAGGTGGTCGAGGGGCAGGCGTAAGAGCCTACGGCTTCGGTGGCGCAGGTGCTCCAGGTCAAGTGACTGGTCTGACTGCAACTGATGTTGGAAATGCACGTGCAGTTAACAATGGTCGCATCGACCTTTCTTGGACTGCTCCGTCAAGCAATGGTGCACCGATTACTGGTTATAAGATTGACCGTTCAACTGACGGAACAAATTATACAAACCTTGTAGCAAGCACTGGTTCAAGTACAACAACTTACTCTAATACAGGTTTGACTAGTGCTCAAATTTATTACTATAGAGTTGCAGCAATTAATGCTGTGGCTACTGGAATCAATTCTTCACCTGCATCAGCAACTGCAACAACTATTCCTGCTGCTCCTACTATTGGTACAGCAAGCTGTGCAACAGGTCAGGCATACACTGGTAGCGCAATCATTACTGTGCCTTACACTGCTGGAGTCACTGGCGGTAAAACCGTTACATACACAGCAACATCTTCGGGTGGCGGAACAGCCACGGGAGCTTCCCCTATCTCACTGAGCCAAACAGTTGGACAACCAGCATCAACTGCAAGAACATACACAGTTACTGCAACTAATAGTAATGGTTCTGCCGTCTCGGCAGCAAGTAACTCGGTGGCAGCAATCTCTGTACCACAAGCACCAACAATTACATCTGTATCTGTAGGCAATGCAACAGCAACTATTTTCTACACGGCAAATGCAACAGGCGGTGCTGGCATCACCAGTTACAATGGTCTTGCAAATCCTGGAAACATCCAGTCGCTGTATGGCTCTGGAACAAATGTTGTTATGAGTCCGCTAGTAAATGGAACAGCCTATACCTTATCTGTAGCAGCGGTTAACTCTGCAGGTCGAGGCGCATATACACAAGCGGCTGGCACATACACACCAACTTCACCTGCGTGGATTAACCTGACTGCGTCTAATGGTGGAGCATACGGAGTAGCAGGAGAAATTCCTGGTGACGGATTCGTCTACGCATTTGACGGAAGAGGAAGCCACGGAACTGTCTTTAAGTATAATAACCTAACTGGAGCACTAGTCTCGCAAAGGCAGTTAATTGAACAATTTACTTTTGCTGCCAACAAAGGTGTAGTCTATGACGGAACAGTAGACTCTTCTGGAAATATATATATCTGTGGAAATGCAGTAAACGGCTCATCGACAAGCCCAATGGTAGCAAAGTACGACTCATCACTTAATCTTTTATGGGCTAAGCGAACAAGTCAAACTGCATACGCTGGTGTATTTTATAATAGAATACACGTAGATTCATCTGGCAATGTATATGTTGGAGGTTCTGGGTACAACTACTCTAATGCATTTGGAATTTGGGCTAAGTATAATTCTTCTGGCGTATTCCAATACGGCAACCAAAGTTTCGGCGGTGACAGTAACTTCCAACCTGGAAGCGTAAATGGATTAGCAACAGACTCTAGTGGTAATTTTTATGTATTAGCCAGCCATTTCAGCGGTGGCACTACTGTACTATTTAAGTATGGTCCTTCGGGTGGTTCTATCTTGGCACAAAGAGAACTATACACACAGAATACTAATTACAAAACAGCCAACTGCGACTTGGTAGTAGACCCGTCAGGCAATGTGTATGTTTTAACTTTGGGAAACAGCCAAGATTCTTACATATCAAAATTTGACTCTTCATTGAACTTGCAGTGGCAGGTAGCAACAACCAGTAATCCATCCCTTGAATGGCCTCAGCATAAAATACATGTGGACTCAAGCGGAAGCGTATACATGATTGGACATAGGTCGAACACTCAAGCTCACATATTGAAGTGGAACTCAGGTGGAGGATTCCTATTTCAGCGACAAATAGATGCATGTCTTGCAGCGGATTTAAAGACAATCGGCAACGACATGATATTCTTTGGAAGACTCTTAAATAATAACTCTGTCTTTATGCTGCGAGTCCCTAATGATGGAAGCAAAACGGGTACGTATACTGTCGGCGGAGTAACTAGGACTTATCAAGCAAGCAGTTTACCAATCGGAGCAAATATTGCTACACTTGTTAGAACTTCATCGTATACCATATCTACGAGTACGGGAGTTAGCACGTCTGACATAAGTCCTACGTTAGCAACTCCAACCTTTGTTTCTAATACCGTAGCAATCTAAGGAGAAAAATGTTAGGTAATAAATTTTTAATCTACTGCGCTGGATTCCCTAGAAGTGGCAATCATTTTTTAAACTATGCCATAAACTTGCTATACTTTCCAGAGGTTCCAAATCAGCCAGTTCAACACAGCACTTGGGTATTTAGGGATTCGATGCTTGCGCGAGCAAGATGTTTCGCTCCATTTAGGCATCCGTTAGATTGCATTTCTTCTTGGGATAATTTTAAGATTACTGTAGGAGAAGAAAGAGATTTAGAAAAAGATATTGAAGAATATATTAACTTTAATACCTATGTACTACAGAACTTTGAAAAAATAACATCCCTTGATTTTGATAAGTTTACAGTAGATATAGAATATATAAAAGAACGCGTCTTGACTCGTGCAGATATAGAACCAGTAGCAGATACAACAGTAGAAGAAGTCAAAGCAAAAATGATTGAGCATAATAGAGAACAACATTTGCCGAGAGACTATACTGAAGAACTGGAAGAAGCTAAGGCCTTTATCCAAAACCATCCACGATATCAGGAGTGTCTTGATATCTACAATCGACTGAAAGAACAATCGTAACATATGATAATTCAAATCATTGGTCTTCCTGGGGCGGGAAAGACTGCATTGGCTACGGCGCTTGCCGATAGAATTAATGCGGTTCATTTCAACGCCGATGATGTAAGAGCAGACCTTAACTCTGACCTTGGGTTCACACCTGAGGACAGGGTTGAGCAAGCCCGTCGTATGGGTGCACTAGCACGTCTTACAAGTAAGCAAGGTTATATAACTGTAGTTGATTTCGTCTGTCCAACCGAAGAGACTCGCGCAGCCTTCGGTAAAGCAGACATTCTTATTTGGGTTAATCGTATTGAAGCAGGACGCTTTGAAGATACTAACAAGATATGGGAAGACCCTACTAACGCTGACCTAGTAATCCTTGATGGAATTACAGTCGAGCGTGAAGTAGAAGCTGTCATCAAAGCCTTTGGGCTTCACGACTGGCGCGAGCCAACTACCCTTATGTTGGGTCGTTATCAACCATGGCATGAAGGACATCATGCTCTATTGGAGAAAGCACATGAACGTACAAATCAAGTTGTTATTGCCGTTAGGGATACTCACGGCACTAGCGAAAAAGACCCTCTGCCTTATCAAGAGGTTGCCAATCGGATACGAGCCGAAGAACGGTCACCTTTCGTTGTAAAGTTTCCCAACATTACGAACATAGTTTATGGTCGAGATGTCGGGTACAAGATTGAGCAAGTGGATTTAGGCGCTGATATTCACAGCATTTCAGCAACACAGAAGCGCAAGGAAATGGGTCTGTGAATGTAACCAAATCTAGGTCATTTGCCAAGTCACTCAGCTATAGAATATTTGGTACACTAACCTCCTTTATTGTTGTATATGCCATCACTGGCGAAGGGGCGCTTTCCGCCCTTATCGCCTTGTGGGAGACAATACTTAAGGTTGGTGTATACTACTGGCATGAAAGACTTTGGGACAAAATATCCTGGGGTAGAAAATCTAAATAAAATAGGGGACACTATGAGTAAAGTAAACAAAGGAACACTAGCAATTGGTTGGTGTGACAACGGTAACACTGATGGCAAGTTCACAGAAGGTGTTGTCAGCGTAGCATTACAGTGCGCTAACAATGGTATTGAACTGACCCACAGCATGCGAGTCCAGGGTAATCAGATTGGTAGACAACGTCAAGTTTTATTTGAACACTGGGCTGACAAGATTAAGAGCGATTGGCTTTTATGGATTGACTCAGATATTGTAGTTAATATGGAAGTAGTCGCTAAACTTTGGGATGCAGCCGATAAGATTAACAGACCAGTTGTTAGCGGAACTTACTTCATCTCCAAGGAAAGCGAAAGCACACTAGCTAAGCCATATCCTGCTTTGTTCTTTGATATAGATGAGCACACTATCCAGCATGTGCACCCACTACCTCACAATGAAATTATTAAAGTAGACAGCGCAGGATTTGGTTTTGTGCTTATGCATAAGTCAATTATTTCTAAGATGCGTGATAAGTTTCCAGGCCAATCAATGTTTGCAGAACAAGAAGACATTGGCGATAGATATGTAGGAGAAGATATTGTCTTCTTCCGTAAGATGCAAGAAGCTGGCGTTCCATTGCACGCGCACACTGGTGCACTAGTAAAGCACATTAAGCGATTTTCGCTAGATGTTGGGTACTACGATATGTACTGGACACTAGATATGATTAAACAAAAGGCGCAAGAAAAACAACAACAAGACTAAGGAGTCTACGTGGCTGGTCGTGATATTACCGAAGGTCGTGCAACGCGAGCTATTGCTGTTGACGTAGGTGTAGTTGCTACATCTGCTATCTGGCAAAACACTGATGTGGCATATGATACCGCTATTGGCGGTATGCCATTCATCTATGCAATCAATGATGCACGCCCTTATATCCGACAGACTGCACCGTTCCGTAAGGAACAGTTTGATAATCAGACTGAACCAGGTGAGCAATCACTTACTGGCTGGTGGCTAAGAAGTCAGTCATCTTTCCACGATGGAACTGGAATTGAATTCTATGACCCTGCCTTAATTCCAGGTGAAGGTACATTTAGATTCAAGGATAGTCGTAACGTAAACGTCTGGACCGAAGGGCAGGCAACCTTACTTAAGAGTTGCTCTGCCGTAGGTTATTCGCCCGATGCATTAGATTCTAACGGTAGAAGCAACCAGTACTTTGATACTATCGAGTGGACATCTAGCGGTACAAAGTACGAAGGTATCTTGTACTCAGATAACTATATCATGGCAAAGGTTGATGAAGCAGGAACTGTTACCAACTTTGAAACTCTTGACCCTGCAGTAAATGACAAAGTGTATGCAACTACCAACGACGGCGAGAATGCATACTGGGTTACTAACGCTGTATCTGGTGGATTAAAACTTACCATGTACAAGAAGTCCCTCAATCTAACAAGTGCTGCAACTGCAACAACAATGTTTCAGGTAAATGGAACTGTGGTAAATAATGCAGTACTAGAGTATACTAAAGAACGTATCGTTGCTGCTATCAATAACAGTATTTACGAAATGGCACCAACTGCAGCTGCTCTTCCCAATACAGCCGTTTACACTCACCCGTCTACGACTCATGTATGGTCTAGCATTACATCGTCAGGTTCTGCCATCTATGTAGCTGGCTGGAATGGATTAGTTTCTAGCATAGTTAAGTTCACTCTTAGCACGCTAGGAGTTATGCCTAACCTTACATCCGCTATTACTGCAGCCGAGTTGCCAATTGGCGAGCAAGTATATAAGATTAAATATTACTTGGGTTACATGTTAATTGGAACTAACAAGGGTGTACGCGTAGCAGTAATTGATGCTGCTGGCAACATTACCTACGGTCCTTTATTATTTGAAACTACTCAACCTGTATTTGATTTTGCTGTTAGAGATAAGTTTGCTTGGTGTGCATCTGGCACAACTGATGGACACTCAGGTCTAATCCGTATTAACCTAGGTAACGAACTGGCACCTTTACAGTTTGCTTATGCTAATGACTTGCAGTCTGATGAATTGACAAGCCAGTTCCCCACCACATCTCTTGCCTTTCTTGGCGACACAGATAGATTAATCTGGGTAAATGCAGCTAACCTAACCAATACGGTTACTAATAAACAACTGACTAGCAATGTGGCAACCTTGACAACTGGCACAGCCCATGGCTATAGCATAGGTGATGTCGTATTTGTGTCAGGTGTGGGTGCGCCATTTGATGGCACCCCAACTATTTCTGGCTACAAAGTAATTACAGCAGTGCCAACTGCTAATACATTTTCCTATGCCGCAACTAACGCAGACATTCCATCAGCTGCAGTGTCTCCCGTAGGCGCTGTTATTAAGGGTGGAACAGGCTGGATAGAATCTGCAACTGAGTTGGTTCCTAGCGGTTACCTACAAACAGGTTACATTAGATACAATACATTAGAGCCAAAGAACTTTAAGCGCCTTTTGGGACGTGGTGATTTCTCCTACGGTTCTATGACACTAGAAACTGTTACAGCAGATGGCACTGAGTATGATGTTGTATCTTATGACTCGTCAGTTCCACCTGTAGAAGTAACCACATCCAATCCACAAGAAGCTCAGGAGTCCTTGGGCTACAAGTTTATCTTATATCGTGATGCTGATGACCCATCACGGGGTCCAGTCATGAAGGGCTATCAGATAAAAGCCACAATCGCTACACCAAGACAGCGAGTAATGAGATTCCCCGTCTATTGTTATGACGTGGAGACAGACCGATACAACGTACAGGTAGGCTATGAAGGCAGAGCCTTCGATAGAATTGGCCAACTAGAAGCCATTGAAGAAAATGGTGACGTTGTAACTTGGCAAGACTTAACCACAGGTGAGTCGCGTCAGGCTGTCATTGAACAAATTTCTTTCACTCGCCTCACACCTCCAGACCGTGGCTTCACGGGCTATGGCGGTGTCATTGATATCACGATTAGGACAGTCTAATGCAAGCACAAGATTACGCAACGGTAGCCGTTGCAGTACTAACAATTATAGGTGGCTTTGTTGGTGCCGTTAAGTGGCTAGTAAAGCACTACCTCAATGAACTCAAGCCTAACTCAGGCTCAAGCCTTAAAGATTCCGTCATTAGACTGGAAGAAAAAGTAGAAATCCTATGCCAAATGATGTTACAAAAGGGGAGAAATGAATGAAACTTGTTGTCAAGAAAGCCACACCTGCCGCTACTGCTGTCCTTCGACAAGCCACAGCGATAGCTCCATCTCGTTTGAAAGTATCCGATGGACTTCTGCCGTCGAAAGCACATCAGGCACAGAGTCCAACCAGCGACCATAACACAGGTCTTGCTGTAGATTTAACTCATGACCCTAAGAATGGCATCGACTGCGTCGACATCTTCCAGAAGTTAAAGGAAGACAAGCGAGTCAAGTACCTGATTTTCAAGGGAAAGATTTGGTCAGCAGAGCGTGCGAAAGAAGGCGACCGTGAATACACAGGTAGCAACAAGCACAATAAGCACCTACATATTTCAATCAATGATGGGGCGGGCAATGATACTTCACCTTGGTTCTGGTGGCTTAATCAGCCTAAGGTAATCAATCAGGTGAAGGCGGTACTCACACCATCGCCAAGCAAGAAAACGTATAAGACTGAAGTTTGCACTTGCTGCAAAGTCCATGCGTCAAATCCTACGTCCTAAGGAGGACTTATGAATACAGAGAAACTAGTTGCAATTGCAGGCACGTACCTACGTGCAGCTTTCGCATCTGTGCTAGCAATGTACATCGCAGGAATCACAGACCCTAAAGCATTAGGTTCAGCATTCCTCGCATCACTTGCTGCACCTATCCTAAAGGCTCTAGACTCTAAAGAGACTGCCTACGGCAAAGGCTCAGAGTAACCATTTAAGGGCCCTAACAGGCCCATAGCAACAAGAAACCCCCCTTCCTAAGGTAATCACCCTAGGTTGGGGGGTCTTTTGTCGTTTCTAAATGTTACTTAAGGTCATCATCATCGTCGGCTTCGTAGTCCTCAAGATGGTCAGCAAAAGTCCTTAGGTCTTTCTTGAATCGGTACTGTCTGTATCTTTCAATCAGTTCTAAATAGACATCGCGTACTGCTATTGCTAGTAATACTCCAAAGAAAACTTCTAACATAGTATCTCCTATAGTATATATATTATATATATAATAACCCCCGAAGGGGGTTTATATTATTATATATTATATTTAATTATACACATAGAATCTGACCATGTAAGTAAGCGACCCAGGTATGCCTATTGGCACTGATGGTTGAGTGTGTTATAGTTATCTCATGATACAACTTGGAGATTACGAATTACCTGAACACGTGAGTTACTCAGCGTTCAGTACCTATGTCGACTGCGGTTATCAGTACTACCTTGGTCGACTCATGCAGGTTCCTGAGGAACCATCAGTCTGGTCAGTAGGTGGCTCTGCCTTCCATACGGCGACAGAAATGTGGGACTTAGAAAATGCAGAATGAACTATGGGCTAAGGCCTGGGCACAAGAACTTGGTGACAAGGACCTGACCAATGCACGTGTTGGTGGTCGAGCAACCAAGGCTAACCCACAGAAGGAAGATGTTAACTTTTGGCAAGCGACTGGACCTCAATGGGTACAGGCATACATTGATTGGCGTAAGGCTAACCCTGACTGGAAGTTGTGGAAGACACCACAAGGCGTACCAGCGATTGAGTTAGCGATGCTACCTGAATTTGCTGGCGTGCCAGTCAAGATGATTCTTGACAGGGTGTTTGAAGTCAATGGCGAACTGGTAATCGTCGACTTAAAAACCTCTCAGCAAACACCAACCAATACACTTCAACTCGGATTCTACAAGGTCGGTATGCTAAAGACCTTTGGTATCGATGTTAAGTGGGGGACCTATTGGATGGCACGTCAGCACGGTGTGTCACCTCTTGTTAGCCTCGAGCAGTACACAGAGGATAAACTTGAGTACCTTGTAGCAGGATTTGACAAGGCTCGTAAGGCTGGAATATTTTTACCGAACACAAACAACTGCCAATATAAATGTGGATTGACAGCACACTGTCAGTTCTCAACGAAGATAGGATAACAAATGGAAGAATGGAAACTACAAGTTAGTTACAAGACACCTGCTGGTGACATGATTAACGTCCGTGCTAACACCGCTGACGAACTAAGTGTGTTGCTTGAAGGTGTTGGTGACTATTCAACACAAGTAGCAGCGGTACAACGATTGGTTGTAGGTGCTTACAATGCAGCCCCTTTGGGGACCACGCCTTCAACTCCAAGCACTACGCAATTCACGTCCTCCGCTCCCAGCCAGGGGCAGGGTCCGTCACTTACACCTCCACCAAGCGCGGTGACTCCATCAGGAACAGCGAGCCCGACGTGCATACACGGAGCGAGAATCTTCCGACAGGGAGTGAGCAAAGCCAGTGGAAAGCCTTACGCTTTCTGGGCATGCCCAACCCCACAGGGGACACCCGACCAGTGCAAGCCAGTAAACTAAAACGTTAATGAAGGAACGCAGCTACCGACGTACACCACAGAAGTGGCTGCGTTCTTTCTATACAGAAGGGAATGAATCAGGATGCGTACACTTGTCCGCTCAGTTGGTCGTTCCAGTATTGGTGGAGAACCGCTCCCTAGTTGCTTTAAGGCATTCGAAAGTAACAAGATTATCATTAGGCGCTCTGAGGTTTCGATGTTCGCAGCCGCACCTGGAGTCGGAAAGTCAACACTAGCACTGGCTTTAGCGTTGAAGATGAAAGTCCCAACACTTTATATCTCAGCAGATACCAATGCACATACGATGGCTATGCGATTAGCCTCAATGATTTCAGGTAAGTCACAGACAGACGTTGAAGCATTGATGAATACAGACCATGGTTGGACTAAGGCAACACTTGCTAAAGGTGCACACATTGTCTGGTCATTTGAATCAGCACCAACACTTCAAGATATTGACGAAGAGGTGCAAGCATTCGAAGAACTATGGGGTTGTCCCCCAACTTTAATTGTAGTAGATAACTTAATGGATGTAGCCACCGATGGTGGTGAAGAGTTTGCATCTATGCGTGCAATCATGAAGGAGTTGAAGTATCTTGCGAGAGCGACTAACGCTGCAGTGGTTGTACTACACCACACTTCGGAGGCTGTCCAAGGTAGCCCGTGTCAACCGCGGTCGGCTATTCAGGGTAAGGTTGCTCAACTTCCTGCTCTTATATGCACCCTCGGCGTTGTTGGTACTTCTATGGGTGTTGCACCTGTTAAGAATAGATACGGTAGAGCTGACGCAGGAGGAGGACTCATGACATGGGTTGCCTTTAATCCTGAGTACATGTTCATTGATGATATACCAGAGAATGTTTAAGGAGAATAATGTTAATGGAAAAGACACTAAAGATTATGAAGCAAGAAGCATATG